ACTTATATCCCTGAATCTCTTTTACCTAAAGACCCTGAAACAGGTAGGGTGTTATCACCAAGCTCATTTGACAACAAATTTATAAAAACTGACACGCCTATGAAAGAGGGCCAGCCAGATAAGATCGAACAGGTGCAGGCAATTATTAACTATGACGCCTTTGTAAATACATATGCCAGCCTTTTAGACTTAGTGCTACAAGGGATAGTATCGCCATCAACACTTGGAATTGACTTAAAAAAGACAGACAATGCAGAGGCCCAGAGAGAAAAAGAAAAGACCACACTAAAGACTAGGGGTAAGATAGTTGATACTCTTATGGAAGTTATTCCACAGGTCGTTAATACCGCCCTAATAACACAGCAGGTGATAGAAAACAGAGGCGTAGGTGTTGTTGTGCCAGATAATGATGTGTCTTTGCTGTTTGGTGAATATGCAAGCCCTTCTTTTGAGGACAGAGTGGATACTACATCTAAGGCAGCAGCTGCTAATATTATGAGTATTGAGAGGCAAGTAGATGAGTTATGGGGTGATAGTTTAACCCCCGAAGAAAAAGAAGAAGAGGTTGAAAGGATAAAAAGCTTAAGAGGGGTAAGCCTTGTTGAAGAAGATCCTGAGGGCGTCCATGATTTAGGTGGTGATCCAATTGAAACGGAGCCGGAAGAAGAACCTGAAAACGAATAGCCAGCCCTGGGATGATATAACCTACATCTACCAGAAGATGGAACTGGAACTAGTCGCATCCATGAAAAGAAACTTGGTCAAACACGAGCAAGAGGAAATGAAACACGGCTTTAAGTGGGAGCAGTGGCAGGCTGCCAAACTTAGAGATATGGAAAGATTTAGGAAAGAGAATCAAGATATTATAAGTTCCTATGAGCCTGAAATTGAAAAAGTAATACAGACAGCACTGATAAATACCTACGATATAGGGGTTAAATTAGCCACTGATAGCCTCATAGAAGCCGAGCAATTAAATCTTGATAATAATATCAGGATAGCTTTACCAAAACTAACAGAGCCTGTTGTAGAGCCCCACAAATTAATACCTAGTGAGTCAGTAACTAAGGAAGAGGTCAAGCAAGCCCTAAAAGAGTTTGAAATGTCCGGTAGAGTAAAAGAAAATGTGTTTTTTAGAATCAATGATGACAAGCTAAAAGCCTTGATTAAGGAAACAAAGAAAGCTGTAGCAGACCCGACAAAAGCTATCTTGAGATACCAGGATGACCAATACAGACAGATTATAACTAGGGCCCAGGTAGGCTTATCTAATGGCAGTTTAACTCTTGAACAGGCTATAGACCAGGCAACCAGTGATTACCTAAGAGCCGGGATATCTAACATAGAGTATAAAAATGGTAATAGGGTAAATATAGCAGACTATGCTACTATGTGCCTAAGGACATCTAATCACAAGGCTTTTTTACACGGCCAGGGTGCTAAAAGAAAACAAATGGGCGTTACAACAGTTTTGGTATCGCAACATCTAACCGCATGCCCGTTATGCGTGCCTTGGCAAAACAGGGTCTTAATTGATGATATATTCAGTGGTGGAAGTAAGGAAGATGGACCATATCCGCTACTAAGTGAAGCAGTTGACGAGGGGTTATTACATGTTAATTGCCAGCACAACCTAAATACATTTTATCCTGGCATAAGCACAATACCCCCAACGCTTGACCCCGACAAAGTAGACGAGGCTTACAAAGAAACTCAAAAACAAAGACGTATACAAAGAGATATTAGGCGTCAAAAAAGAGTGGTGGCAGGAACAACAGATTTAACTAACTTCAACAATGAAAAAAGAAAGTTAGATAGGCTAGAAGAAAAAGTATCTGAAAATGACCCAAGTAAAACAAAAGTAAGAGAATCAAGTACCCAAAACACAAAAAAGAGCTTGATGCAAAAAGCCATAAGTGATAAAATTGAAGCAACAAGGAAATATATAAAATCTGATGAGTGTATTAAAAAGATTCAGGAGGGTAGGCAAGGTAAGCACATAGTTGGTCATAATAATTATGATGGCAAGAGTTATTTAGCTGATGGAGTAGACCCACAAAAACTTGTTGATGAATACCACGGAACTGGAGATTTAAAGATAACTAATCCAAATAAAAATTGGAATAAAAAGGAATTTGTATTAGGTGAAGATATAATAGGTTTTGTCGTTGATAAGTCCACGAGAGAGGTAACGCCAACAAGATACTTTTCAATACACTATTCAAAGAAAGGTACACACATAGTACCTAGAAAGGAGCCGGAGCAATGGTAAGTCTGGAAGAAATGAGAGGAGCCGAGGGGCATAAAATTAGAATTGTTTATATGAATGGTGAATCAGGGGAATATTACTGTTCTTACTACATGCAATCCGAGGATGAAGATGAGGAAGCAGCTATTTTTATAGATGAACACTATATTGCCGAGCAGCCGGATATTAAAAGTATTACAATTCTAGATTAGGCATCTTAACAGAAGTTAGGGTGCTTTTTTAGTGTAATAAGAATTTAGCAAATTGCACAAACATTGAAAATACTAGCTTTTTTCGTCTCACTACAACTAATAACGGTAAAATGAACGTGCGACGGAAATGTATTTCCTTCGCAAAGTTAAGAAAAAACAAAAAAGTTGAGTAAAGTTGAGTAAATATGCTATGGTTTCCTATAGATAATAAATTTAGCATATAGATAGCTGACTTTTTATTTAAAAGAGGCCCTATATGTGGGTGCATGGTCTAAAAGGGCTATGCACTATAAATTAATATAATTCGACCTAGACAAGTCGTTAAAAGGTCTATTTTTAATGCGATAAAGTACTCAAGGCCAAGAGAATAAAAATGCCAACTACATACTGGTACCGGCCAGAATAAAAAGGAGAGTAGATAATATGAAGTGGTTAGAAGAAATATTGAAAGACGTTGAGGGTAAGGATGACATCATAAAAAATATCAAAAAGGGTATAGGTGAAAACTTTGTATCCAAGGCAGATTTCAATACAAAAAATGAGGCGGTTAAGACCCTAGAAAAACAAGTAAATGAGAGAGACGAACAGCTAGAAGCGCTTAAAAACTCTAAGGAAGATACGGAGACTCTAAAGGCTACGATTGAATCCTTACAGAAAGAGAATAAGACTAATGCAGAACAGTACCAGGCAGATTTAAAGGCTATGACTTTGGATACTGCTATAAAACTTGCCATAGCAGGTAAGGTACATGATGAAAACTTGGTTACAGGGCTGTTTAATAAAGAGGCTTTAATCGTTGGTGAAGATGGTAATATCATAGGCTTGGATGAGCAGTTAAAGGGCCTACAAAAGGACAAGGGCTTTTTATTTAAAGAGGCTGGAGACCCAGACGGCTCTAATGCTGATGGTATAGACTTCAAGTTTGGGGCAGGTAAGAACGAACCTAAGCTGACTGAGCAGGCTTTAAATGAGGCTTTCGGCCTACCGTCTGAGAAGTAGAGAGGAGAATTAAACAATGAGTTACAATTATGCGGAAAGATTTGAAAGACAGATTGAGAATAAATACAAGCACGGGCTAACAAGTGCTGATATGGCGGCGAATAAAAAGTATAAGTTTATCGACGCACAGACAATTAAGATTCCAACAATAGCTCTATCAGGCTATAAGGACCATAAGAGAAATGGTGACGTGAATATGGGTACAATCACTAATGACTGGACACCTTATAAGCTGACTCATGATAGAGACATAGAATTCTATGTTGATGAGATGGATGTAGACGAAACTAACCAGGTGCTAAGTGCCGGAAATATAACATCAGCTTTCATGGAAGACCAGGCTATTCCTGAAACAGATGCCTACAGGTATTCTAAGCTATATGCAGACGCTAAGACGCATGGCGCTAAGATAGATAATACTGTACTTACAGTCAACAACATCCTAGAAGTGTTTGACAAGGCAATGGAGTATATGGATGAAGCAGGCGTACCATCTGAGGGTAGAAAGATGAAGGTAACACCAGCAGTATACAGGATGCTTAAAAATGCCGAAAAGATTCAGAGAACACTAGAGGTTACTGGTGATGCAAATATTAACAGGAATGTCAGAAGTTTAGATGAAGTATCCATCGAAAAAGTGCCATCTGATAGATTTAAGACTGTTTATGATTTTGCTGATGGATTTAAACCAGGTGGGTCAGCTAAGCAAATGCATATGATGATTTATCATACATCAGCAATAATCGCACCAATTAAGGTTCAGGATGTGTATTTGTGGCCTAAGGGGTCTACACCTCGTGCTGCTTTCGGTTGGTTATATCAGAATAGGTCATTCCAGGATCTATTTTTAATCAAGCAGAAAAAAGAAGGGCTGTATATAGTATCTGAAGCAGAATAAGGGGGTAAATCATGTACGCAGTAAAGGGAAATAGAGAATATAAAATTGATGAAGTTGAAAAGGATACCTATATAGCTAATGGGTATTCGATTTATTCTGATGAATTAGAGCTTGTGGAAGCTCCAGGAGACAGTGTATCAGAGGTAGAAAAGCTTAAGG